ATAGAGACGCACCGTAACATCCTTATTCTCCTTACTCAGACGCGACTTAGCAGTCTTAGCTTTGATAAGATTGCCGACCACTTCTGTTCCATCTTTTTCTTTCTTTTTGCTGAGATAGATGATCGTAGACGCTGCGTATTTGAGTCCAGAACCTCCCCCCATTTCTTTTGTTGGTACATAAGCTCCGATGACATCGTATGTATGATTCGTGACAATGAGCGGTACATTTGCCTGTCCTAGTTTAAGGGTTAACATTCTAAAAGCACCTTTAACAAGTTGAGATTTGGTCATGTCACGAACTTGTTTGTCGTTGAGTGCGTCGGTGATCTCTTTCTCGGTGGAAAGCATACCCAAGGAGTCTAGCACAAACATGCAAGGTTTGCGTTCTTCTAAGGGTTTCTTAAGATATAAGTCTACCGCTTTAAGCGCCTTTCCACGAAACTCTTCAATAGTTACAACATTAACAACAACGAAACGAGAAGTGTCAATTCCGCGAGATTCAATCAAGGATTTATTAATAGCTGCCTCAGTATCAAAATAGAGACAATACCCATCGGGATTGGAATCAAGAAAATTCTTAACAACGGCGAGGCTGAAGAAAGTCTTTCCAGTAGAAGACTCTCCAGCAATAGCAGTAATCTTATTGCCAGATACACCGCCAAATATACTACCTGAGACCAGTGCGTTAAAAATGTACGAACCTGTGTCAACATAAGTCTCTGTTTCGTCAATATCCGATGCTAACTTAGTAAAGTCATCACCAATCTCTTTTACAATTTCTTTAAGAAAATCCATCACGCTACCATCCCGTATTGTTCACGAAGTATTTTTTTATAAGGAAGACCCTGCTCACGCAGTTCTTGTACTAGTTTAAGTTTTTGATACAAAGCGGTATCACCACCGAGAGTCATCGCATTTATAATAGTTGCGAGTTCTTTATCGTCAATAGGAAGATCCATTAAAAAAAGAAAGATTCTAAGTTTGCAGTTTTTTCTACTTTCCAACCAATTGCATCAAGAATGATTTTCAAAGGTTCTAAGAAGGATTTCTCAAATTGTAGTTCATAATCAATGTATTTGTCAAGGTTCAGTTCTTTTGGAAACTCTTGAATGAAAGAAATAATGTTCTCGTGAATACTATTTGGTTTCTTCAAATAAACGAACTTGATCTTCTCACCGTTTTGAATCAAAGAGTATTTGTTGGTAAGTTTATTTTGTTTAATGTAGTGATTAAAAAGTAATGCTCCACGAACGTGAATGGGAGTACCCTTTATATAAATGTCAGATGAAGATTGGTATTTTTGAACATCAGATGCAGAACGAGGAAATGAAATCTGTTCTGGTGGGAGAGATTTAAACTTCTCACGACTTTTATCAATAAAGTCAATCACATCATCTTCAGTTCCACTCATCATCAACTTGAGGGCATCCTTAATCATTTTACGACAAGGAGCAGGTGTTGATGATTTGACTGCTTCAATACCCATCATCTTCAGTTTGGGTTCAGTATATGCAACTCCTTCAGAATTCCAAACGTTAAGAATATATCGCTTCTTCGCGGTCCAGATACCACGATCAGCAATGTTCTCACGCTTCATGCTCATTTTTTGTTCATATGCCGAAACGTAATCCGCAAGTTCCTGATAACTAGATTCGATGAATGGTTCCAACTTGTCCTGGCAGATCTTGTCAAGTATGGAAACAACCGCTGCTTTATCACTAGACTTATTACCAAAAAATTTATCAACAAGAGGTCCAAGATTAAGATAAATTGAGTCGGTGTCAGACGCAATTACGTAATCCTCATCCTTAGTAGACAACAGTTTATTTAAATATTCATTCATCTTCAACTCAATCCAACGGATAGAGACTTGACCAGAGAGTGTAATTGCTTCTGCGTTTGCAAGTTTGTAATAACGAAAATACTGATTACCGATAGCACCATAAGCAGAGTTTAGAGAAATCTTCTTTGCCATCTGAATGTTATTGCAACGAGCAATCTCTTTTTCAAGTTCCTTGGTGGGAGTCTTTTCATACTGCTGTTTTGCAGTAAGCATTTTCTTCTTGAAGATTACACGATCTCCATACATCTTCTCCATTAGTTCGGGAAGAAAACCACGGACATCCTTACGGAACATAGCACCGTTAGCACAAACAGCATAATCCTTATACATCTCAAAGTTAAGATCCTCATTCAGGATTTTATCCACAGATACATTAGGATGCCTCTCATCCAGAAGTGTTTCTGGAGAGATGTTGTATTGCATAATCAGGTGAGGATACAGACTATTCAAGTCAAAAGAAACCACCCAATCATAGATTCCAGGGATTGGTTCTTTTACATATGCACCAGCATACTTTTCATTCTTCTGAGATTTGTTCTTTGGAGGAATAACAATATTACGCTTCTTGAGATAGTTGTAGATAATGTTATCCCACATGCGAACTTGATAGAACACATCAACATAGTTCACTTTAGCGTCATATGCCATCGTCAAAGCAAGCTCAATCAGTTTCATCTTGTCTTCCAATCGGTCAACAAGTTCCACGTCCTTAATGTTATACTCTACAAACTTCTGCCAACCTTGAGTATAGAAATCCTTAAAGGTATCAAACTCAGAGTGGTCCAGTTTCTTCTGTCCAAGTTCTACTTCAGCAATATAATCCAGACGATATGATTCCTGTGCTTTATAAGTAAACTTCTTATAAAGATCAAGATAATCAAGTTGAGTCAAACCACCAACATCAAATGTTGTGTGCTTACGTCCTTGAATGTAAGTTTCACCTTCCGTTACCAATCCCCAGTTAGAGAAACGCTTCATGAGTTTCTCACCAAGAACGCGATTCAGACGCTTACAAATATAAGGAATATCATACAACTGAATGTTCCATCCAGTCACAACATCGGGAACGTCAACCATCCAATAGTTGATGAAGTGATTCAATAACTCATACTCACTTGGACAATGATGATAGGTTACATTACTTTGCTTGTTGTTAAATGGTTTAATACCCCAAGTAGTAATCTTTTTAGTTGTATAGTCCTGGATTGTGATTGCAAGAATTTCTTCTGAGCAAGATTCTACATCAGGGAATCCTGCTTCAGAAGCAACCTCAATATCCAGAGTTACAAGTTTGATCTGATTGATATCAAACTTAATCTCATCCTCAGGATACTTTTCAGAAATATACTGATAGATGTAACGATCATTTCCGTAGATAGCAAATCCATCTACTTCATCATACTTCTTATAAAACTCCCGACAATCTCTAACTGTACCAGGGTTTACTGGTTCAACATATTCTCCACTTAATGTTCTATGCTTTGATTCCCTTTTACTCTTTACGAAAAGTGTGGGGAAAAACTCATCCCTAGTTTCAAATCTCTTACCATTTTCTACTCCACGAACAAGGAACTGATTTCCAATCAACTGAACATTAGTGTAAAATCTCATTATTTAATAAAACCAAGATAACTTTCAAGAATAGCAGGTGATGGATCTGCAAGGGCTAAAATTTTGTCTGAACTGATTTTAAATGCAGTGTCCTCAGTAAAAGTTAGCATCCAAGGTGCTAAGAATAGTTTATTTTCACCAACAATAGTTACTTCATATGGTTTGATAAGTTTACAATCTGGTTCTCCAATATCAGCAGATACTTCTTCAATCTGTGAGACTAGAATCTTGTTGTTCGTTAGATGAATGAGTTTGATTAATTGATTCATTGTTGACGACATCCTCAATATACATGTTTTTTAATTTTTCGACTGGTTCAACCATGGTGACAACCCAGTCTGCTGTAACGGGAATAACTTCATCCTTAGAAAGTGGCATCCACGGGAAGAGAGAAACTTCATAGTTTGCTCTTTTAATATTACCCTGATTTTCTTCAGTCAAAAGATTTTGAGATGGGGTTCTCATTTTTACGATACATGGTTTCTTGAAGAAGTATCCAACGACAACGCGGTTTTCTTCTTCACCAACAACCATCTCGGTTAGGTCAGAAATAATATCTTCCCCAGATTTTAAAAGAACTAATTTAATTGACATAGTACACTACAACCTCTCAGTATTCTACCAATAAAAAAGAGGGGAGTCAACTGGATTTTGCCAGTTTCCCCTCCGTCTGCGCCGACGATATTCAGTTCTATTTAGAGATAGTCTTTGCGTTGATGATGATCTGGAACTATTTTCCCAAGTACGATCCGTAGAAGTCCGTCTTCAAATGTGACTTCCCTGACTTCTGTGTCGTCGGATAGAGTCCAGACTCGTTTAAAACTTCTTTGAGCCAGTCCC